ATTGGAATAATACTTTTGTTTTGACACATTTTAATAAAATTGATAAATGTATGTCAAGAAAACGTATTGATAACATTTTAGATACTGAAAATATAAGGGTTTCGGCATTTACACAGAATGATTTAATTGCAGATGCACACATGGAATTTGAAGAAAATCAAAATCCTGCTACAAATTTATTGGCTGGGAAAATAACTTTTCATCAGTTTTTATCGTGTTATCCGCCAATGAATGAAATTGAAAACATTCTTGAATTTGATGTTGAGGGGTTACAAAACAGACTATTTGGAGGTAATTAAAAATGTTAGAACAAATTACGCAGTATAATTTATATAATGGTGATAACAAATTTTTAGGTATCGCAAATATAACATTACCAACGTTCGATCCAATAACAAATACCGTTAGTGGTGCAGGAATATTAGGTGAGTACGAAGCAAGTTCACCCGGAGCATTTGGCTCAGCAGAAATGGAGATACCGTTTAAAGCAATGGACAAAAATGCTGCAGATTTATTGAGTGCGGCAGGTACAATGTTATTTTTACGAGCTGCGGTTCAGGATAGAGATGCCTCAACTCAAAAAATAAAACAAAAACAATTAAAAATTACTGTTGGCGGAACACCAAAGGGATATACAGTAGGTTCGGCAGAGAACAGTAAATCAATGGATAGTTCAGTTAAAATGGAAGTTCTTTATTATAAGCAAGAATTTGACGGAGTTGTTCTTTTTGAACTGGATAAATTAAATAACAAATTTGTTATAAATGGCACGGATCAATTATTAGAAATTAAATCAATGATTTAGCGGATTTCTGTACGGCATTTATACCGGATAGCGAGGAAAATGAGCCGACCTGTGCAAAGCACACAGACGAAACTTTTCGAGCGTGGAAGAAATTCAAGACAGCGAATTTCGCTCCTATGAGGAACCCTCAATATAAGATTTTCTTTGAGAGGGTCCTCATTTGAGGGCGAAAAACAATAACTTATAGGAGCAAAAAATTATGACAAAAAAACTTGAAACACAAAAAAACGATAATGAAGTATCGTTTTTAGTTGAATTTCCAAGGCCTTATGTATTTGAAGGTAAAGAGTATAATGAATTAGATTTATCAGGTTTGGACAATCTTAATGCAACAGATTTAAGCATTGTAGAAAAGCATTTTGTAAAAAGCGGAAATGTGGATGTGCTAAAGGAAAATAACATAACTTTTTGTTTGTTAATTGCACAAAGAGCAACTAATTTACCTTTTGAATTTTTTGATAATCTTCCAATTCCACATGCAACACGGATTAAAATGGTTGTATCTGCTTTTTTAATGGAAGTGGCATAACTTCTTCCGAAGATATTGAAAATCTTGAAGAATTGTGCCTGCAATTAAGCATTATCACTTATACAGATTTAGGTTATTATCGAACACAACCTATTTATTTTATTGCAAAAACATTAGAACGATTGAAACATTTAAAGGTTATTAAGTAATGGCGAGAAAAACATTCAGAACAGAGATTGAACTTGGCGGAAAAGTAAATCCGTCATTAAAAAAGGCTCAATCAACTGCCGTAAGATATTTATCTCAATTAAGAAATTTAGCATTAACCAGTTTTGGTGTAGCCTCTGTTTCAATGGCTATTGGTACAGTTAAAAATAAAATGATGGAATGTGTTGAGGCAAGTAAAAAACAAATTGAAGCAGAAACAAAATTAAAAGCAGCACTTGCTAATAATATTAATTTGCGAAAAAAAGGACAGGAAGCACAAGACAAAGCATTTCATACTATCACCAATGAAGCAAGTTGGCTACAAAAAATAGGTGTTATCGGTGATGAAATTACTCTTGCAGGTCAACAACAATTAGCGACATATCAATTATCGGATAAACAAATTGCTCGTTTATCTGCCGGCATGAATGATTTAGTCGTTAAAATGCATGGTGTAAATGCAACACAAGAAAATGCTGTAGCAGTTGCTAAATTAATGGGAAATGCTTTAAGCGGTAACGCAGGAGCACTTAAAAGGTATGGCATTATCGCAACAAAAGCAGAAGAAGCAATGTTGAAAAATGGAAATCAAGCACAAAGAGTTGCAACGTTGCAAAATTTACTTGCAAGAAATGTCGGCGGTGTTAATCGTGCAATGGCTAACACTCCGCAAGGTAAAATTCAACAATCCTCAAATTTATGGGGAGATATGCAAGAAACAATCGGAATGAAATTAGTTCCAGTATTGGCTAAATTATCTGAAGAAAGTTTAAAATTTCTTCCAATAGTTCAGAAAGTTGCATTCGCAGGCATTGACGGATTTATGAAATTATTTGACGTTATCAATGCAACAACAATATTCTTACAAACTTATGGTGAGCCGATATTTATCGCATTAAGCGGAATTATCGGCGGTTTGGTAACATTTAAAACTATTCAGGGTTTACAGATGTTACAAGTTCAAATGGCATTGGCAGCAAAAGAAGCCAGTTTGTTTGGAATGATAGCACAAGGTAATGTTATCGGTGCATTAAAGCTATTGAGTGCATCCGTTTGGAAAACTGTTACTGCTATTTGGGCTCAAACGGCAGCACTTCTTGCAAATCCAATTACATGGATTGTTGTAGGTGTTGCTGCATTAACAGCAGGTCTTGTTGCTCTTGCTCTTAACTGGGATAAAGTAACGGCTGCGTTAAAAAATGCTATTGATAAAATGAAAGCATTTTTACATTTAAAAAGCAAAGATAACGGACAAACTCCGCAAGTAAACGAACAAAATACACAAAACACACCGCACCACGCACTTGGAACACATAATTTTGTGGGCGGTGAAACTTATTTGAATGAAAGCGGACAAGAAAAAGCAATATTGCCTCGTGGAACAGAAATATTATCTCATAATAAATCTGTTAAATCAGATACACAAACTCCTAACATGAATATTTCATTTACTTTTAATGTTAGTGGTTCGGCTGATGCAAGTACTGTACAAAGAGCAATAAGTTCTACAATGCCGTCAATTAAATCACAAATTGATGCATATTTCAGACAAAAACAAAGATTAGGATATTCATTTTAATGTTAACGATATATAAAACAGTTCAAGGTGATACGTGGGATATTATTGCTAAAAAATTCTACAAAAAAGAACATTTTGTGGATAAATTAATTTTAGCAAATCCGGCATTAGCAAAAGAAATATTCTTTTCTGCCAACGTATTAATAAAAATTCCTGATATTGACACAACGGAAGTTTCAGAAAATCCTGCGTGTCCTTGGAGATAATATAAATGCAAACTTACGAACCAAAAACAAGATGTGTTCTGCCTGAAATTATTTATCAGGGAACGGATATTTCAAAATATATAAATCAGGATTTAATATCAATGAGTGTAAGTGATAGTGCTGACGGAACAGCTGATGAAATTGAAATTACATTAATGGATATTAAAAAAAAATGGCTGAATGACTGGATTTGTTATCCGGGTGATTCATTTAACGCAAAAGCTGTGTCATATAATTGGAATTCAACAGAAGAAAAATTTTCAGTAAATTACGGTACTTTTTTTGTAGATGAGCCAATACACTCGTTTAATCCTTCTACTTTTAGTTTAAAAGGGATTTCATTTCCTGCAAACAGCAATTTTAGAGATGTGCTCCGAACGCAGATTTTTAAAAATGCGACAACATCCGGACTTATTAAACTATTTGCAAAAAGATATAATTTAGATGTAGCAATTGATATTGAAACAGATAAAAATTTCAAAGAAATCGAACAATCAAAACAAAGTGATTTTGATTTTTTGAAAAATACTATCTGTCAAAACAACGGCTACTGCTTGAAATTATACAATAATAAAATTGTTGTATTCGAGCAATGTGTATACGAAAAGAAAAAAACTGTTGCAACAATTACGGCAAAAGATATGATTAACGCAAATTTTGCTCGTTGTCTAACGGATTGTGGTTACGATAAAGCCGTTTTGAAATATAAAACTTCAAAAGGTGAGTTAATTCAGGCAACATTTCAAGTTCCTAATGCTAAAGGAAATAAAACTTTGAACTTAAACGAACCTGTTGAAAACCAAGCTGAAGCATTAGATGTTTGCATTAATCGAATTAGAGACAAAAACCGAAAAGATTTTAATGGTAGTTTTACTATTTCGGGATTAACTAAATTACATGCCGGTGAAACAATTGAACTTACCGATTGTGGACAGTTTGACGGTATTTATTATATTGATAATATTACTCAAAATATTTCACCAACTTCGGCTAATATAAACGTACATAAGGTATTAGGGTATTAATGTTAATTGAATCTGTAATAAAACATATAATAAGACTTGGCACAGTAACAGCAATTTATGATGAAGAAGGTGCTGTTCAAGTAACTTTTTTTGACAGAGATGATGAAGCTCAAAAATTATCAGTATTTTCTTTCGGTTATGAATACGATATGCCAAATTTGAAAGATACTGTTCTTTGTATTTTTATTCCATTTTGTAAAGACGGTTTTGTTTTGGGTAAATTTTGGAGTTTTCATGATGTACCAAGCACAGTTACAAGAAATGTATGGTATAAAAAGTTACGTTCTAAAGGTTTAATTTCGTTCGATGATACAACGGAAATATTAACAATTAATGTTAAGCATATAAAAATTATAGCAGATGATGTTGAAAATAGCGGTTCGTTAACTTGTTCCAAAAGTATTCATTCTGATGCAGACGTAACTGCAGATACAATATCTTTAAAATCACATATACACGGCAATGGTAATAATGGTGCAGATACAACAGCACCTAAATAATTAAAAAATCGCTAAGGAGCAAATTTATGTCATTAGGGAGTTTAGGCGACATCGTTTTTACGGTGTCAACAATAAAAAGTCTTACATTTAAGGATTTAACTCATACAGTTTCCAATAGATTTCATCATCATGAAATTATTGGAAATAAACCGATTACGGAATTTCTTGGTAATGAACTTGATGATTTAACTTTTATTATGGAACTTCAAAAGGATTTATCTTATACAGTTGAAGATATTTTGGAAAAATTAAATCAATATCAATTGGAAGCAACACCATTAGATTTTACGGTAGGGAATAAACCTTTTGGTGTTGATAAATGGCAAATATCTTCATTAAGCGAAGCATACGACATTATTTATAAAAATGGTTATATCTATAAAGCAACAGTCAATGTAACTTTAAAAGAATATATAAGCGATCAGAATTTTCAGCCGAATACAGCAACAAACACATTATCAATGCTTAAAAAAGGAATTCAGTTTTATGCAAAAGTAAGGACTGTAGGACGTTCTGCAACAAGGGGTGCGTATAATTCATTAATTAAGACTACAGGCATGAATACAATGATGAACTTAATAAAATAATAAAAGAGGTTAAAAGTGCAATTAGAAAATACTGAAATTATAGGTGATATTCCTGCAAGATATTTAAATCAAGCTGCTAATTTAGTTAATACTCCTGTTGGTTCATTGGTATTAGACAGGGATTTTGGAATAGACTATTCTTTTCTTGATAAAACAAATCCAGTTGCTAAACAACTGTATCGTGCAGAGGTTGTGAGAAAAATAAAAAAATATCTGCCTGCTTTTAAAGTGGATAAAATTGATTTTAAGGAGTTTGAAACTCTTACAACTGATAATATGAATATTTTAATGCCTGTAATTACAATTAGTGTAAAGTAGAGGAAAAATATATGTCAGAAATTGATGAATTAAAAAATGCACCTGATATAAGTTTGATTGATACAGATGCAGATACACTTATGCAATTAGCCGTACAATCTTATGAAGAAACGTATAAAGAACAAACCGGTGAAGAAATCAACTTAATGCCGGCAGATAAAGAAACTATTATTTTACAAACAATGGTTTATGCTGTTTTATTAGGTTTAATTGCTTCTGATGTGGAGTACAAACAAGGTTCATTGAAATATGCAACAGGTGAAGCATTGAGGCAAATAGGTTTAACTCGTTGTTCTGTTGATAAACCTAATGATACTGCTGCTGTTGTTACAATGAAATATTTATTTGACGGACCTTTGGCAGAAACAAGAACTATTCCTGCAGGTAACAGAGTGTCTGTTAATAACATCTATTTTGCGGTTAATGAAGATACCGTTGCAGATGTTGGTGATGAATATGTAACGGCAATTTGTACTTGTACTGAAGCCGGCGAAGTTGGGAATGGCTATGTTGCAGGTGCAATAACAACACACACCGATTCACTTCCATGGGTAAAATCTGTTATTAATACTGATACATCTTCAGGTGGTGTTACAGTAACAGATGAAGAATATACAAGATTAATTTACAACACACCTGACGGTTATTCTATTGCCGGTCCAAAAGATGCATATATAGCAAAAGCAAAAGAATTTTCACCGGCAATTATGGATGTTCTTGCGGTAAGTCCTGATGATAGCTTTACTCTTGAATATGATTATGACGATAATGGCGAAACAGTAACAGAAACAAAAACAGTAAATTTAGCAGACGGCACAATATCGACAACAGCTTCAAATATTTCAAGTTACACTTTAGATTTGTCCGGAACTGATTTAACATTGAATTTTACAAAACCTGTTGATAAGTTTAAATTTCATTTAACAAGAGGTGGTATTGTTAATATTTATCCGTTATTAACAAATTCTACTATTCCTTCAAGTGCGTTTTTAACTTCATTGCAAAATTATTTATCAGATAAGAATATAAGACCTTTATCAGACAAAGTTGAATGTATTGCACCGACAGAAAAAACTTATACCATTAATTTTGAATACTACATTGATGAAAAGGATATTTCAGCACGTTCAACAATACAAACGGAAGTTACAAATGCTGTTGATGATTACGCAAAATGGCAAAAAACAAAACTTGGCAGAGATATTAATCCTGATGAACTCATAAAAAGAGTAAAATTGGCAGGTGCAAAACGTCTTGTTGTTACAACTCCGACTTATGCCGTTACTAATGCCAACGAAGTACCTAAATGTACAAGTATTAATATTGTTTATAAAGGTTTGGAATAATGAATTTAACCAATTTGAATTTATTACAATTATTTCCGGAAAATTTCAGAGATGACGTTGATATTAAATGTTTAGCAAGTGCTTTTAATACTATCTTCCCTAAGTTTATTGAAAAAATTGTCAGAATAAGATTATTCTCACGAATTGAAAGTCTGAATGTTAACGAGTGTGATTTTATGGCACATGAATTAAACGTTGATTTTTATGAGCAAAGTTGGAGCATAACTCAAAAAAGAAACGCATTATTAAAGGCATTTTATTTTAAAATCTATAAAGGAATCGCAAATGTTATATCAGATTATATTGCAAACGTTTACGATTCGGCACAAGTTCAAGAATGGTTTGAGTACAACGGACTACAATATCACTTTAAAATCATAATTAAAAATATAAACGTGGCCGTGGATCAGATTTTAATAGACAGTTTCTATAAAATCATCAAAAAATTAAAACCAATTACGAGAAAGTGTGATGCAATAGAAATAATCAACGAATTGTTAACACCTTCAAGTTGTGTTTCGTATTATAAAAAACACAAAGTTACTTACTTACATTTAGCAGAAGAATAATTTTTGGGAGAAACACAAATGACAACTACCTATTACTCAGTTACAACTGACAGTTTTTCAACGTTTATTAACGATTTTATATTATCAGGTCAAGATACATTAGATCTAACAGATTGGAGCGTAAAATTAGGAACCGGAGCATTACAGCCAACACATACAATAACTGATTTAATAAATCCGATTTATGATAAAACAACAACAGGATATGTAGGTTTTACGGCTTCAGATTATGCCGGTGGCGGTAAATTAATATCTATCAGTGTGCCTACATCTGTATTGCAAGGAAACGTTATCACAGAAATAGGTTTGTATGACAGTGATGATGTACTTATGTGTGCTGCTGCAACCTATCTTGATTTAACAAAAACATCCGGACAAGGTTTACAACTAAACTTTGTTGAACAACTTGTATTAAAAAATGTACCTTCAAATGTAACCATTGTTTATGAAACTTGGGAACATTATCAACATTTGAGCCAAAAAGGTCAAGCTAATGGTTATTGTCCATTGGATGAAAATGCTATAGTTCCGATACAACATTTACCGGAACTTAATTATGCCAATATGGATTTAAGTAATCTTTCAGCAACAGGTGAAGCTAAATTTGCTAATACAACACTTTCTAATATAACAAGTATTAGTAGTAATGCTCAAACTCTGTTAAATGCAATATATCAAGCAAAAATAACAGGCAGTGCAGGGGACTCATCAACACCTTGTTATATGAGTAATGGTGCATGGTATTCATGTTCAGGTTTAAGTAGCTCTTTACGTTGTTCAAGTAG